CCCTCTGCGGAGGATAATCCTGTTGTGTCTGTGTGCGTGAGTATCGAAAGCATTATCTTTTTATCTCATTCACAAGGATGTAAACATGGCTAACGCTACTGTATCTCGTCTCGGACAAGTTAATGGATCCGGAGACGTAGATAGTTTGTTTCTAAAAGTATTTGCTGGTGAGGTTCTCACTGCATTTGCTGAAAAGAACGTAATGATGGATAAGCACATGGTGCGAACCATCGCTTCTGGTAAGTCAGCACAGTTCCCAGTAACGGGTAACTTCTCTGCTGAGTACCACACACCTGGTTCTGAAATCGTTGGTACAGCAATGAACCACGCAGAGCGAGTAATCACAATTGATGATCTACTCATCGCTCACACATTTATTGCTAATATTGACGAGGCTAAGAATCATTATGATGTCCGTGCTAACTACAGCCGTAAGCTGGGTGAAGCTCTTGCGAACACTGCTGATAAGCACTTGTTCAACACTGCTGTCCTTGCTGCTCGGGCTTCTGCTACCGTTACTGGCGGTAATGGAGGCTCTCGTATTACGGATGCAACAATGGCTTCTACAACTGCTACGCTTATTGCTGCGCTGTTTGAAGCTGCTCAGACTTTTGATGAAAAAGATGTACCTGAAAACGATCGCTACGCTTTCGTCCGTCCTGCACAGTATTATGCGCTTACTCAGAATACTGATGTCTTGAACAAAGACTGGGGTGGTTCTGGTGCATACTCAGACGGTAAAGTCTTCCGCATCGCTGGTCTGACCATCGTTCCTACCAATCACATTCCTTCAACTAACGTGTCTTCTGGCGTTCTCGCTGGTGACTCTGACACTCAGTATGCTGTTGATGCAACAACTACTGTCGGTCTTGTTGTTCAGAAAGAAGCAATTGGTACGGTTAAGCTGCTTGATCTCGCAATGGAGTCTGAGTACGACATTCGCCGTCAAGGTACGCTAATGGTTGCTAAGTACGCTATGGGTCACGGAATTCTCCGTCCAGAGTGTTCTATTGAATTGGCAACTGGCGCAGTTTAATTGATGTAACCCTAGGGGTCTCTGAGAAATCAGGGATCCCTATTTTTTATTTGGATATTAAATGGCTACTGTAACAACACCGACCTCCGAATTGGAGGCTGTGAACACCATGTTATTGGTGATAGGTGAATCGCCTATCTCATCACTCTCGGCGGGGGCAGCGGTGGCTGACGCAGTTACAGCCCAAAGTACCCTATCCGAAGTCAATCGTGCGGTCCAATCAAAGGGATGGCACTTCAATACAGATAAATCTCTTACGCTAACTCCAGCGGCTTTTACAAACGAAATTTCATTACCAACAAACTGTATTAGAGTTGATACAGTTGACGAAGATCGCGACCTCGATGTAGCGCAAAGAGGAACTCGATTGTATGATCGTAAAAATCATACTTACGAATTTGAAGATTCGGTTAAGGTCGATATGGTAATTTTGTTACCATTTACAGATCTACCAGAATCTGCACGACACTATATTACTGTTAGGTCAGCTAGAGTTTTCCAAGCGAGGACTGTAGGGTCTGACGCTTTATACCAATTTTCTCGTGAAGATGAACAAGATGCTTTGATTGGCTTAAAGAAAGCCGAAGGTATTACCGGAGATTACAACATTCTCACTGGTAATTATTCTGTCATGAGAGCAATCCAACGGTACTGATCATATGCCTTTAGTTTCTTCATCCATACCAAATCTGGTCAATGGAGTTTCTCAGCAGCCGTTTACGCTACGCCTTTCCTCTCAAGCCGAGGAGCAAACTAACGGGCTAAGTACAACTTCTCAGGGGCTGAGGAAACGACCGCCAACAAAACATTTAAAAAAGATTTTGTCAGGATCTTTAGGTGACGCTTATTTACACACTATTAATCGAGATCCGACCGAGCAATACGTTGTCATTATTACCGATGGTAATTTAAAAGTTTTTGATTTAGCCGGAACTGAAAAAACTGTGTCGTTTCCCGATGGCACAACTTACTTAGATTCAGCTAGTCCGTCTACATCATTCCGAGCCGTTACGGTGGCTGACTATACATTCATTGTTAATAAAAACACGACTGTTACACAACGTGCTGATAAGTCAGCAGATAGGGCTGCTGAAGCGTTAATTAACGTGAAAGTAGGTAACTACGGTCAGACCTATAAAGTCATTATTAATAACACTACGGTCTCGTCTTATACTACTCCAGATGGGTCTAACTCTTCACATACCGCAAATATCAACACAGACTATATTGCCACTCAGTTGGTTTCAAATGGTCTAAGTAGTTTATCCGGATATACAGTGATCCGAACAGGATCAACAATCTACATCTCTAAAACGAGTGGTGATTTTTTAATACGAGCAGAAGATGGATTTAACAATGGGGCAATGACTGCTCTGAAAGGACAAATCCAAAAATTTAGTGACCTCCCCGCTCAGGGAAGAGACGGATTTAAAATTGAGGTCATTGGAGATAAGAACTTTGGCTTTGATAATTTCTGGGTAAAATTTGATGGCAGTGGAACTGGAGCTTGGGTTGAAACCATTGCTCCAGATGAATTCCTAGGTTTTGAGGCTAGTACAATGCCTCATCAGCTTGTTCGTAATGCGGATGGAACATTCACATTTGAAGAGGCTACATGGGATGATAGAACCGTAGGGGACCTTAATCTTAACCCAGATCCATCCTTTGTTGGCAGTAAGATTAACGACATCTTTTTCTACAGGAACCGCTTAGGTTTCCTCTCAGACGAAGGTGTGATCATGTCTGAGGCCGGAGAGTTCTTTAACTTCTACCGTAAGACGGTCACTGAGTTACTTGATTCTGCACCGATTGATGTACAGGCTAGTCACACGAAAGTGTCAACGCTTGTCCATGCAATTCCATACAACCGGCAGCTTCTGTTATTCTCTGCACAAACACAGTTTATTGTAGATACACAGCAAGATATTCTGACACCCCAGACCGTTGCGGTTAAACAATCAACGGAGTTTGAGGCTAACGTTACAGCAGCCCCAGTTGGCTTTGGTAACAACATTTACTTTGCGGTTGATAAAGGTGAGTATTCTGGACTTAGAGAATACTTTACGATTGACGAAGTAGCCGGAACAAACGATGCGGCTGATGTTACCTCACATGTTCCTAGCTACATCCCCGCAGGTGTTACTAAGATTGCCGCCGGATTGAACAACGATATCTTGGCAGTGTTAACGCCAGATGATCCAAGTTCGATGTACATATATAACTTTTACTGGTCAAACAATGAGAAGTTGCAAAGTGCCTGGTCTAAGTGGACCTTGGATGCTGGAGATGAAATCTTAAACGTAGACTTTATCTTGTCAGATATGTTCTTGGTTATCCAGAGATCTGATGGGGTATATCTAGAAAAACTCTCAGTGGCTATCGATGACATTTGGGATGAAGAGCCATACACGGTTCACTTGGATCGCAAGGTCATTATTAGTGGTGCTGACATTACCTTTGATGGAACTTATAGCAACATCGCTTTAGCTGATCTTCCATGTGATTTGACAGATGGTGAGTGGCAAGCAGTAGTGGCTAAGGACCAAACACTTAACGAAGGTATTCTAGTTGATGTGGAGCAAGTAGCAGCCGGAGGTCGGATAGAAGGTGACTTCTCGGGCAATGATATAATCCTAGGACGTAAATATTCACACTCATATACGTTTAGTCCTATTGTGGTTAGAACTGCTTCTGGCAATGCTCAAAAAGCTGATACTACAGGTCGACTTCAAGTTAGAAACCTACAGTTAAACTTTTCTGATACCGGATACTTTAAGGCTATCGTGACACCTACGGGTAGATCGAGCTACGAATATATTTTCTCAGGAAAGACCGTGGGTCTCTCAAGTTCAACTATTGGTGACATAGCGTTGGAAACTGGGTTGTTTAAGTTTCCTGTCTTAGCCAAGAACACTGAGGTTTCAATTCAAGTAACAAACGATACCCCATTGCCCTCGGCTCTTTTGAGTGCCGACTGGGAAGGAATGTATGTCAAACGTAGTAAAGCAGTCTAGGCCAAGAGTTAAACAGGCCAGTAAGAAGGACTGTATTTTATTAGCAAAGCATTTACGCGAGGCTGATCTCCAAGAAATAAACCACGGAACTGGTTTAGATCCTGAGGTCTCCTTGCTATATGCTTTTGCCCTCTCTGACTCCTGCTATTCTGCATGGATTAACAATCAAATTATTCTTATGTACGGCTGTGGTGGACATCGCGGTGTCTTCGGATCCCCTTGGATGTTGGCCTCAGATTTACTCACGAATTTCAAAAGGGAGTTCGTAGTTCAATGCCGAGGGATAACAGAGAAGATGTTAGATAACTACGGGTATCTAGAGAACTATGTTTGGGCAGGTAATACAAAACATATTCATTGGCTTAAATGGCTTGGTTTTACAATTTGTGAGCCAACTCCACATGGAATTGATGGAGAGCCATTTCACAAATTTTATATGAAGAGATAATTATGTGCGAGATGACAACTATGCTGGCGATTGCCAGTATTGGTTCTACCGTAATGCAGGTCCAGGCACAGAACGCAGCCTATAAACAACAGCGGCGACTAAATGATCGGCAGTATCAAGCTGATATGCAAGCAGAGCGATATAACCAAGCTCAGATTAACACCACCCGTGTACAAGAAGCACAGAACACAGCAGAGCAAAAGCTCGAAAATAATCGAGCAGCAGAACGGGCTAAAGCTACGGCACGAGTAGCCGCCGGAGAAGCAGGCATAGCTGGGCTATCCGTGGATGCACTGTTGGCTGACATTGAGGCTAAAGCAGGTCGCGATAACATGACTGCTGATGTTAATTATTTAAGGCAAGACCAGGCGTTACAGGCTCAGGCTGCTAATAACAGATTCACAACAATATCAAATGTTAACTCTTACAAGTCCCCTGTTCGACCAGATTATCTTGGTGCGGCATTAAGAATTGGGACGACTGCTAACGATACATGGGGTAACAAGTAATGGCGCGAAGACAACAAGTGCAGTACCAACGGAGTGGCACAGGGTTTCAAACCTCAGCCGCACCGCAGAGAACCACAGTTCGCCAATCTGCCGCACAAGCTACCGCCGCGACCGCCCTAGCGCAGTCCTTAGGTGTAGCCTCGGATAATCTTGAGGCATACCGTCTCAAAGAAGTTGCAAAGAAGACTGCGTTACAAGAAGAAAAGTTAGATTTCTATGTATCGTCAGTTAGCAATAGCATCAAAGAGGGTGATGTAACAAAAGCTCAGATTGGAGAGTTGCACCCAGAGCTTGTCCCGTCTGTGATGTACAAAGTACAAGAGACTGTAGGAAAGCAAAAGGGGAGAGAACTTCTTCAGCCGACGATTGAACAGATTCTTGCAAATGACAATATCCGGTTAGATAAAAATAAACTCAAGGCCACTCTCGACGAAGCACAGAATAATATCCTAGCGACCACATCAGAAGACAATGAGTTTTACATTGGTGGATTGGCTACGGGTATGCAGTCTCTGATCGCTCAGTACGAGCAGAACTGGTCAGCAGAAAGAGCAACATTTATTAAAACTAAAAATACCGAGTCATTTAGAGAAGATGTTGGTGCGTTAATTAAAGAAGTGCGTAGTGGTTCTAATAA